ATGTAGACCTTAACACGGCCGTGCATTGTACCAGCAAATGTATTGCCAGTATCGTCAACTGTTAGGTTAACGTTAAGAGCAGGTGTGTAATCAAGAACACCAGCCATAGCAAGAGCAGAAGCAACATCTGAAGAAACGATGAGGATATTACCCTTACCGCGTCTTGTTGTCTTTGAGATTGCATTGCATTCGCGTTCAATCTGGAATACAAGACCCTTGAACTTTTCAACTGACCAACGGCCATTTGAGTCTGTGTCGAGGTCGAATGTACCAGCGGTTGTTACACCGTACTGAGCGCCAACAACGGCTGAACGATAAACAGTTCTTACAACTTCACGGTTGATTTCAGCAAGAATTTCTGTTGAAAGAATGTTTGCTAGTTCTGTTTCAGCATCTAGACCATGAACAGCCTTAAGATCCTGAGCAAGTTCCATCGTGTATTCTGCCTTTAGCGCACGGCTACGAGCAGTTACAGTTACCTTTTCAATAGAGAAGTTCATTTCAGCAAAAGCGTTTGGTGCAGAATCACCTAGAGCTTCAGCCTGTGATGTTGTCATACCCTTACCAGTGGTATATAGTGTTGAGTCTGCTGTGTTAGAAACTGGGTTTGAACCAGTATGTGAACCAACACCTGTTAGATTGCCAGCTGCATTCTGTGAAGTGAAGCTTGTTAGAACTTCATCAAAGAATGTTTCGTTTGTTCCACGATCTGTACCACGGCGTGAGCGCATTGCGAAGATTAGTCCTGTTGGACCTGTCATTGGCTGAACGCCAGCAATGTCATAAGCCATTAGGTTTGGAAGAGCGCGACGAACCAAGCTGATTAAGATTGGATCGTAACCAGCAACTGGACCACCAGCAGAAGAACCGCCAGCATAACCACCTGCAGTAAAGTTGGTTGGTGCAGATTCGTTAAGCATACGGCCTTCTTCAGCCATTGCCTTTTCTTGATTTTCTAGGACAAGTGCTGTAACTGCACGACGATATGAATCCTTAATTGGATTTGCGCCGGCATGGTCAAGCACTGGTGCCCACTTCTGTTCTAATTGTTCTGTAAGATACATTTTAGTATTCTCCTTTAAAGTCTTACTTTATTAATATTTATAATTTCTTTATCTTGGTGCTGTCTTACCAAGTGATCTAACATATGCAGCCATTGGTCCATTTAGTTCTTCTGAAATCATACCTCTACCATCTGTTGATGATTCAGCAGCATCTAGAACATTATCGGATTTAACTGATGTTGAGAAATAGTTTTCTTTAAGAATAGAAACTTTTTGTGCGTATTCATTAGCATCAGCGTATTCAATTCCTTCAGCAAGAGATTTTAACTTCTCTGCCTGTGTATCTGTCAATCCATCACAAGCATTAAGTAAAATTTCATTAGACTTTGATTCGTTGAGCATCTTGCTTAGAGCAACACTACGCTCAATTTCCTCATTTAGTTTTTCTTCTAGTTCAGCAACCTTGTTGCCCATTTCTTCTACAACTGATACTGCTTCTTCTGGAATATCAATGTAGTGTTCAACGAATAGGTTACGGAGACCAGAGATAAATTCTTCGGTTAGTTCAGAACGAAGACTTGCTTCGATAGCAACTTCATTTTCCGCTGTCCACTGCTCAACAACGTAATTTAGATAATCGTCAACGTTTGTTGAAAGTTCTTCTTCAATACGACCAACTTCTTCTTCAAGAGTAGCCGCAAATGCTTCTTCAAGAACAGCAACTTCTTCTGCAACCTTCTGCTTAACAGCAGCTTCAAAGATAGCTGTAGCCTTAGCACGGAATTCTTCTGAGAGTTCTTCGCCAGCTAGAAGAGCGTCAACATGCTCGGACATGTCTACTTCATAATTTTCCATTACTGATTCTTCTTCTTCTTCTGCTTCTTCAGTTACAAATTCAAAGTTTTCTTCGATTGCTTCAGCAATTTGATCTTCGTCCATACCTTCTTCAAGGCACTGATCGATGAAAGCTTCTAGTTCTTCTGAAAGTTCAACTTCGTCTTCTTCGTTGATTTCTTCCTGATTTTCTTCTGCAACTTCTTCAACGTCTTCTTCCATAACCTCTGACTTTTTCTTCATTGGTTCTGGCTTTGTTGCTTTCTTAACAGATGTGTCTGTTTTAATACCAGCAGCCGCCGCAGCACCTAGGTTTGAACCATCAGCGCCGTTTGGTTGAATTACTGGATCCGCAAGCTTAGTAGCAGAACCAAGTGTTTGTGCTGGGTCTACTGACTTTGAGCCTGGCTTTAATGTAGCAGATAGTGCTGTTTCTTCCTTCATAAGGACAGCTCTTGCTGCTTCAGTTAATGACTTTGCCATATTAGATTACTCCTTTATTTCTTTTATTTATATTATTTAAAGTTTTGAGATGTAGTTTTCAAAGATTTTCAAAGCAACACCTTCAATATCAGCACTAGAAGCTTCTTTTAGCATTCTTCTAGCACGATCTTGATGCATTGCTTTCCAACCTTGATTAGTTAAAATCCATTCTGCATTTTCCATAATACCTTGGACAAATGCGTCTGGAGCTGAGGGGTCAGCAACGATATCGGCCGCTGTAGCCAAATGAAAATCGTCCTGAACAAGTTGAAAGCCGTTGGCTGGCTTAAGAGACCCTACGCCTCTTGTTGACACACCTAGACTTGCTCCACCATCTAATAAACTTTTCACGATCTTACCATTAGGAGTATCTAAGATTTTTGCTTTACCAATAAAGTTGTTTCCGTCTGGTCTAAGACTTGTAATCATGTGTGATACACGATCCAAATTTATTGTTGGTGAATCTGGATGCCCAAGTTCACCAAAAGCACGATTCTTCGTTACATAATTTTGATTGTATCTTTCAACTTCTTTACTAAGAATATGACGCGGATACACACGACCATTTCTATTCTGTTTTTCAGCCTGCATAAAGATACCTTCAATAAAGTGGTTTTTACCACCTTTACCGTCTTCTTCTACAAGATACTGAACATTTAAAACTTCTTCTTTAATGAGTTTCATTTTTATAGTCCTAATGATTTTCTTTTTTGTAATGAACGCTTACGCTTCATTAATGATCTGGATAACTTTGATCTGCGCTTTACTTTACCTTTACGAGCGCCCATCTTTCTGCGACGGCGTTCTGCGGCAGACATTCTCTTAAGAGTTCCACCACGCATAGTCATTCCAGGAACATTGGAAACTTTCTTACGGCGTTGAACTTTACCACCGCGAACTCTAGCTCTAACAATGTTAATGCGAGCTTCGTCTAGTTCTTCTTCATCTTCTTCTTCTTTTTCATTTTCATTTTCTGAAGATTCTTCTTTTTCTTTTTCCATAATATCAAGTCTTACTTTTTTAGAAGCAGATTGCATCTCTTGACACATCTTAGCAGCAACAGCCTTCTTAATCTCAAAAAGTTTCTTTTCCATAATTAATGGAATAGCATTATCGATCTGATCTTCCGCTTCGACAAACTTATGTTCTCTGATAAGCTGAACGATGTTTTTCATTATAGCGGTCTTCTGTTAAATGCATATGGATCTGCTGTTTGGCCTTGATCATAATCGCTACCGTTCTTCTTCAAATCGATGAAGATTGTCATAAGATCATTTGCTGCTAAATTAATGGTAGATATTAATATATGACCATTTGAGTTGGATTCTGGATTTGGAATTGTTGCTCCATCACCCATACTTTGAAAATCATAATCAAATAATCCTGCACCAAATGTGACAATCTCAGAGTTAGACGCGCCTTGCCACTGTAACTTTATTTTAGCATTAGCTGCCGCTACTTGGCCATTGATACGTTTAATAGTGGTATTATACTTTGTCTTAGGATGAACACCAGATTGCATAATGTATCCATTTGCATTTAAAGCAAATGCTAATGATGCTACATTAACTAAAACTGTATTAGAATTTTGTGTGCCATCAGAAACAATAACATACTTGATCAAAGCTCTTTTATTGCTATCAATAATTTTTTGTTCTCGGATTAAATTTGCCATCTTTTACTGCCTTACTGCGAATGTTAAAACTTTGTTAAATGAGGTAGCACTTTCATTCAACATTTGTTCCATTTTCTTTTTATTGGTTTTGTTGACTGATTCGTATACGCTCAATAGTTTTTTAGCTACTGTGTTATTTATAGTAATCTCTTGCTCATTGAAGCTAAGTTTTGTTTCTTGTATATTGTTAGTTACCATATTTTTTATGGTATCAATAACAGATTCATTTGTTGTCAATGCTCGTAATTGTCGTTGTCTTATTCTTTCATCTCTTGCAGCATTAGAATTTATGCTACGGTTGCTTCTGCTTTTCT